TCATAATAAATTTTTTAGTATTTTGTAAAGTACATTGACAACGATTGAATTGCCTGCTTGCTTATATGCTTGTGAGTCGCTTACCTTCCAAGTGAATGAATCGGGAAAGTCCATTAATCGGAAGCATTCTCTTGGCGTTAATCTGCGGATCCTGTAATCATTTGGTAAAGTAATAGCATTTCCACCCCAAGTAACTTGCCCAGCACTTAAAGCGGGGCATAAAGCATTGGAATCGTATACTCTATTTTGTTGGTATGGTTGACCACCTCCACTTTTACTCTCTTTACTTGGATTTAATTGAATTACTCCTTGATTACATCCTGTGTCTAATGTTTGTGCTACTCCTTTACCAACTCTTCCCCTGCGTGTTTCTGAAGTTGGTACGCTAAAATTTATTGAATCTCCAATGGTTGCTTGTTCATATCCTTTGGATGTGGCTGATTTAACTTTAAAATCATCTATAAAAATATTGCTTATTATTTTTGCATCTAAAAAATACCTTTCATCAACCTTATCTTCCAGTACATCCTTGAGCCTCTTGGTGGGATGCTCTTCTCGTGGGAATTGAAAGCGGTTGTCAGCATCGTCTCGGATGCCAATCAAGAAAACTCGCTCACGATTCTGCGGAACTCCGTGATGCTTTGCGTTCAGCACTTGCCAATACAAATGGTAAGGAACTGAATCATCATAAGGGAACAACACAGGCACTCCGTTGACCGACTTACCTCCAAGCATATTTACCCACTCTTGGAATGTTCTGCCATTATCATCAGAGAGCAATCCTTTGACGTTCTCAAAGATAAAGAATCGAGGTTTGTTGACCTGAATGAACTCGTGTGAGTTGAAAAACAAGATACCTCTCTTGTCTTCCTTACCAAGTCGCTTCCCAGCTAATGAGAATGCTTGGCAAGGTGGTGAGGTCATATAGATATCCAAAGACTCTGATGGAATATCTCGGTCATAGACATTGGTTGGATAGTATTCAGGTTCACCATAGTTGTGGATGAACGTCTCACGAGCAAACTTGTCCATATCACAGGCGAACACTTCCTTGTATTCTACTCCTAATCGAATCAGTGCTTGATTGAATGCGCCTACTCCGCTGAAGTCAGAGCCTACCCTTAACATGGTGACACTTTAAATTTACCATCGTTATATCTGCCCGACCACATCAGTTCACTCTTGTACCAATATGCCAATGCTTTGCTGTGGAAGCTCCACTCCTGGACAACCTTGTTGCCGAAGTGGTATGTGAGTTTGAATTTCATAACTTTTTAATTTCTTCTTTAATATCTTGTAGGTATAAAAACTTGTCAAAGGATTCGCTTAAATCTCCTGTGATAAATTCCTTGGCAAATTCAACTGCAATCAATGCGCATTGTTTGGCACAATAATCATCAACAGTTATTTCAAAATTTCTCATAAATAGTTCTTGTGCTTTTTCTTTAGGTGTCATATCTCTTGCATTTTAATTTCACAAATTCGGTTATAAAGATCGTGATTGAACGTAGTCCAAAACCGATTATATTGGTAGGTGTCAAACGAACCACCAATCTTCATCATCTCTCGGGTCGTAGTTGTAGCACTCATAGCAGAACTCGTGGAAGTTCTCGGTTGCGTTGTCAGTAAGTTCTCGCATTGCTTCATCGCACTGCTCGAGGGTGAGGTCTTGTTTCCACTCTGCTGATTCAATTGTCCATGTTTCATTGTTGTTGTTTTTATCATAGTTATATATTAGTTCTATTGTGCCGATATGCTCATCATCATAGCGATTGAACACATCAACGATGATGGTGTTGGCTGAAGCATTTGATAACTGCTCCGCAAACCAAAACTTATTTTCCGTATTTTTCATTGTATATTCTTTGTGCGTAGTTGTTGTATGATTTTGACAGTTCATATCTTGCCTTGTGATATGTTTGATGGTCGATGGTCGGTGTGTCCTTTACTGGAGGTCGCACTGTTGACATCATCCAAATCAAAAGCATTGCTCCTGTGATGAATATCACTACACCACCAAGAATCTGACGTTCATCTTGGTTGAGGTCTGAGAATAGAAATTTAATTGTTTTCATTGTCTTCGATTGTTTCTAATAAGTTACTGATTGCATTCCACTGCGCAGCTGAGTGGCGGGTTCCTCGGTCATCGGGACCGAATGATTCTCTCATGTCGAGAAGTTCTTGATACATCTCAGCCTCCTGGCTGCGGATGAGGTCGATAATTTGTTCTTTTGTCATAGTTGTTTTCGATTTGATACGGTGAAATTACACATAAGTTTCATATCTGCAAAACTTTTTTCACATTTTTTTTCATCTATGCACAAAATAAGCCAAAAAAAGGGGTATTTCTACCCCTCAAAACAATTATGAACTCCCGAAGTTACAAAGGAAATTTCATACTATCGATGTTTTTGTACATTTTTCTTTGACCATCTCTCTCAAATCGCTCAGATTCGAACACTAAGATGCGACCTCCTGTCGGTTTAACAGGCGCACCACGTTCAACGTGCCACCCTTTTGAGCCATCACCGTACTCTTCCTTGTATGTTCCTGTGAGCATCATGTGAATCTGCTTATGTTCGTGGCGATATCCAATCTTGTTGTTGTAATCAATAGTATCTCTGACATCATTTCGAGCAGCGTTCTCATGAATGTGACCCATCGTGAACACATCGAAGTCCTCATACATCTCCAATGCCCTGGTGAGGTTTAATGCTCCCTTGGTAACTACACCACCACCACCTGAACCATGAAAGTATTTGATTTTGAATGATGATGAGATGCCATTGCCAATATCTTGACGAACTACAATCCAACCACCATATCCACCAGTATATACTTGAGTGCTATTTTTGTAGTTGAGGAGGTCCACGAATCTCTGAAGGATGTCGGTCTCTTGATACTTGATGATTGCAGTCTCATGGTTGCCATATCCGATGACAGTAAGCAAGTGAGCGTATGGTGACCACCACTCAACAGCTGTCTCAACGATTGAATCGAGGTACTTGGCATTGTTGTGTTCAGGTCTGATGTCTGATTTGTTCCCTCTGCGATCACCACGACCTTGCATGAGGCAGAAAAAGTCACCATTCACCATGATAGGGATGTTGTTCTCAACACAATAGTCGAGGTCACGCTTGAGAATTTTCCAATCGCATTTGGGATTGTCCCAGTGGATGTCAGAAAGCATTGCAATTTTAACTTGTTTGCCATCCATCTGAATCTCGTGGATGTTTTTTGCGTGTTTTTTTACAATCATAGTTGTGTTTTGGAGTACCTAAATAGGTACATGGTTCCCATTCCCATCACAAAGCCAAGAATTAGCACCCAAAATACAGGCTTTTCTTTTTGGCTTTTGTACTTTGCTACCTCAACCTTTTGAACTTGACGGATGGTGTCACGCTTGAGGCGATATATGATGCGCTCCTGATACCTTGTTCTTGGCACATAGGATGTCTTATATTGAATGATTGTGTCCTTGGTGGTATAGAACCTTTCGTACACTATTTCGTTGTCTCTTATGACAGGAAACGAGTCAATAGTTGTGATGCGAATTGTATCACCCACCTCCTCGCACTTATATCCTTTTTTAATTGCTTTGCGCAGATGATAGTTGGCTGAGCAACTTGTCGCAAATATTGTCACAATTAGTGACAGAATAGTGACTAAATTTCTCATAGATTCTTTAGCATTTCAATCATTCTTGGACAAGGGTAAATGTCACTCTTGTCCTTTCTGACCGAATTGTGAGTATATATACCTGGTGTTCCTTTGAATGCTTCCTTGTCAAGTCCGAATATCTCCGAGCGGTAGTCACTTGGGATGTTGTATGTCTCACATAAGTACTCAACTAATTGTCGAGTGCTTTCGATTTGTGCATCGGTGTATTTGTACCAGTGCTTGTATCCTTTGTATGGTGTGTCTAAAGTTGTTACCATTGATTCAGGTACAGCAGCATTGACGTAGTTGTAAAATTTACCACCTTTTTCTTTGAGATACCCCCAGTTGCATACCTCAATTCCAACTGATGACTTGTTGAGGTTCTTGTACGGTACTCCTTGTGCTTTAAATTCCTTATCACCAACACCCAAATGCCATGCCCAATGCTTTGATGAATAGCACTGCACAATCAATCCATCAGCACCAACCACAAAGGCTGTTGCAATTCTCTCAGTGTTCCCATTCCAATATCTGCTGACTGCTTCAGCGTTGCCGCCTCCAGCTGTATGATGGAGATATATTTGATTTTTGAGTGACTCTTCAGCAAAGAACTGAGATTCTTTGAGACGTACTTGTTTGATTTTTGAAATGTCTAATTTCATAAGTTGTATTTAAAGGTACAAATGTCCAGTTTTTTGCGCTATAAACTGGACATTATTTCCAAGCATCAAGCTCTTCCTTGGACCTGGTCACAAACTTTCTCATTGCTGCCAATATATTTTTGCCTGTCACACTCTCATATGATTCATTGATGCTCTTGACCTCAACAATAACACAAAAGAATGCAACAAATTTGGTCATGATAAGCTCAACAGCGATGAAGTGTGCGATGATATCACCAGCAATGAATCTCTCAATGAGGAAGGTGAACACAATACCACCTGAATACAGTGCAGCCTTACCAAGTGTGTCACTCAATCTGCGTGATTTGAATGATGTCCAACCATTTTTTCTAACTGATCGCCAAACTCCAAAAATGGTGTCAATGAATATGGCAATAATTGCAACCAAAACCATGGGTTGAACTGGAGCGAGTACTGTGAACAATGATGCGAAGATAATAAGTGTTGTATTTTTCATCAGATGACGAGAATTTGATTGTTGTATCCATTGTTGCGTGGATATCCACAGTTCCAAGTACCATCCATGAAGCAATCACCTATGCACTGATTGCATTCGATTTGTGGGCGAAGGTCGGTGTCACGATTCTCATGGCTGATGAAGATAGGATATTCAGCTCGGTTCTTGACCAGGTATCTGATTAGTCGCATCTCAAAGAATGAAGCCTTCTGAGCATAGTGTTCCATGCCAAATGCCACCTCTGAGCGACCAACAGGCTGTGAGAAGTCCCCACTCTGCTGTTGGAGTCCCTTGTTCTTGAGTTGATATGTCAATCCAAAGACAGCATCTTCAGCTGACCTCCATGCGATGACAGGCTGAATGAACTGCACAAGCAACTCCTCCTCGGCTGTTAGTGTTTGATTGTTGTATGCATCAAGCAAATGGTTGTAAAAGACAGTACCAAGTATCGGCATCACTCGGAGCTGTGCTTGAGTGGCAACATATGGGAACACATCAGTCACATCCACATTGGCTGTGATGGGAGTGTTGGTCTTGAGGTAGTTTTCAGTGATAAAGTACAGCATCAGATTTGAGGTGTTTGTTGTTGTGCGGCTTGATTGGCTGTGACATCGCCACCTTCAATTGGTCCGAGTGCTGCCAATGCTCTGACTTCATTGATGGTCATCTGCTCGAGGACCTTGGTTGCCACTAATGGACTCATTGAGTTGAGTGCATCCGATGTCTTGGAAGCATCTCCATCGATTTCAACAATTGTCTCGTTGATGATTTGGAAGTTGTTGATTTGGAACTCAGCCACACTCAGCTTGGCGATATGAAGTATTTCGTTGAATATGTCTTGCACTTGATCTCTGAGCGGCATTACGACATTCTTTTCAAAGATTACATATGCTTGTTTGATATCTGAACCTGAACCGAGTGATCCAGTGGTGCGCACACCCATGAGTATCGGGTCGATTGTATGGGCAAAACAAATCTGCTCAGTGTTCAACCCAGATGCCTCTTGGAAGAGTTTGTCATTTGAGTTGGTTGGAATGCTCTCAATCTTAGGCAACTGCTCTTGTGAATTGGCAAAAAATGCGGCTGTTTTCCCAGCGTTCTGCGCTCCCTTAAGTTTGTCGATGGTCTGACGCAGAACGTTTTTCTCTTCCTCAGACTGCGGTCTTTTCGGGAACATGATTGCAAACGATGGGAAGATACTGTTCTGAATGTTGGACTTTGCGAAGTAACTTAACTCGCCCGAGAGAAACGCAAAATTAAGTGCGGAGGAGTATTTTGGCAGC